TGTTATTGCCATTCTTAACTTCGTTAATTGTTTGCTTTATTTGAATTTGCACATCGCCACCTATTGCAAGTGCAACATCTGCTATAAAATCTTTATTAAATACTTCTTTGATTGCTTTGTCAAAAAAGAAGGTTGCTCTTAAACCATCTCTTTTAATTCCCGTAGATATAGCATAAGCTAATGTTTTTAAGCTATCTGCTTTTGATACTACATTGGAAAGTTTTTTCCTTTTACGTTGTGTTTTAGTTATAGTTACTTTTTCGTTGCGTGATGCGTTAGCACTTTTTCGAAGCCATAATAAGATGTTAGTAGCCATCTTTTTATTTGCATAAGGTGTCTTGAATGAGTACTCTCCTGTATTGTTTTTAGGTCTTGCATTCTTACCGCCTACACCTCTTACCCCTTTATTTACAAAGTCATAATATTTATCTTGCTCACTTCCCTGCTCATAACCTACACTTAAAACGTAGCTTGTGCCAAATTTTGTAATTATAGGCATAGCTGGTTCTGCTAACTTTCCAGAACTTATAGAGCCTGTTTTTTGTAGGTTTGCTCCTATTGCAGTATTAAAGGCTTCACCATATAAAGCAAGGGTTCGCTCTAATAAAGGCAAATCTTGAGGATTGACTTTGTTAAAGCCTGTATCTCCCAAGCTTTGTATTAAGCCGTTCCTTAATGCTTCTATTTGTGCTTTAGCTATACTCACGCTAATAAATATAAGGAAGGTCTAAAAATAACTAACCCCACCAAAATTGGCAGGGTATGTCTGGGGGTATGGGGTTCTTATTTCAGTTTCCTATGTTGCTCCTTATCGTAATCGGCTTTAGCCTTTAGATAGGATAGCGTATTTAAAAAGTGTAATGTGCTTAATTCATAGCTTTCATTAACTGTGATATTTTCGTGGTCGGCAACAGATTTGGCGCAATACTGCCATCCAAAGTGCTGCATAAAATTTGAACCACCTCTTGCGCTTGTTCCAAATTCATTCCCTTGTTCGTCATCTCCTTTATCAAATAAGCCTGTGAAACTTCTATCCAGTTTCTGTATACTTGATAAAAAAAAACAATGGATTGGTAAACGTGCATAAATTTAGCTGCTTGTAAGTCCTCGGCATACTCGCTATGCTTGGCAGCATCGTACTTGTCGTCTACCCATTTGCCGTACCAAGTTCTACGCTGAGGCATAACCATTGAGGCTGCTAATTTGTGTAGGTTACCTACTAAATCGGTACTGAATACTTTTGTTTCGATGTATCTGGCTGCTTTGATTTGCTGCACATCATAAATAAACTTGTAACGCTTCCCATTTACTTCGGTGTACTTAACAGGCTTCCCTTCTATCTTATCATCTAAAAAGTCAAGGGTTGCCTTTAGGTTATTAAACTGCTTTACGCTTAGGCTATCTACCTGAGTATCGGTAAGGTTAAAGATTATACCTACAAGCTTACTTTCCACATCTAATGTAGTCCAATCCTTCTCAGGCTTAGTAACTATTGGGTAAATCTGTTGGTACTGCCAAACTGTTAATTCGTTCCAAGTCATATTTTTTCTATTTCTGTTTTAACTTCCTGCCACCATTGTTTTGCTATGCAGTTATCCTGTTCGTCAAATGCAATAGGGTTAGAAGCAATTATTTCGTCTACTGCTATTAAGGCGCATTCTTTAGCATCTTCATTAGCTTCCTCATCATATCTTAAATTTGCCCTTAGATACATTGCATATTTTCCAAACAATTCCTTTGCCTTTTCTTTAGGTGTCATTTACGAAGTTTTAACATTATCTCATAAGCAAGATGCCCACCTATGTAGCATAACGCTGCCAAAGGTAAGCAAATTGCAAAGAAGTACAATATTTTTATTACTTTAATGATACGGCTACACTTGTTGTGCTACTCTTAGCAGGTGGGTAAACTTTTGTAACCTCGCCAGTAACTCCGTTAATAATATCAAGTCCTTGATGCGGAACTTTCTTAAGGAACTCTTCCATATCTTTTTTGGCTTTAGCTGCACTATTGTACTCGTTCAATATTTCCTCGTATGCAGGACTTTCACATTTGCTAAAGTCATACTTAACTCCTACTTCTCTAATGTTGAACTTTGCACTCATATACTCGAAGTCCTTGCCATTAAGTACGGCTGCTTGTAATACGGCATCTTTGTAGTCCTTGTTTGCCTTTAGGGTTTCGAGCATATCCTCTAAGGCTTTAACCTGGAGATGTGTTTTTAACGGGTCAAGTTCCCCTGCGTTTAAGCGTTCAATTAATTGGTGGGTAAACTCCACTCGTTGTTCTTTTGTTGTTTCGAAAATTTGTTGTAGTTCCATTGGTTTGTTTATTTGTAGTTTATATGGTTCTGTTCTATTAACTGATATTCTTGGTATACCAAAATACCCATCGTCATCAAAATAAAAACTCATATTGTTTAGTTTATGTAGTTCATCATATCTTCATCAGCTTTCATAATGTCAATGATGTGTTGCTTTTGTGTTTCTTTTTTATTATAGTAATCTTCTGCTGCTTCTATTCCATACTCAAAGTATTGTTGTAGCTGTTCCTTTTCTTTTCCTTTATATTTTTTAGCTATATCAATAGCGTAATTAAAAGCTGCTACCATATCTAAATTACCTTCCTTAGATACTTTATAGGAATAGTTTTGCATTTCTTCTATTAATTGCTCAACTGTGCTTTTCATATTGTTTCTGGTTTGTAATTATCAATGTCAAAAAAACCGATTTTTGACTTTTGTTCTGGACTTCTCATTCTACGCTTAGAAGGTTCATATCCCTTCTCGTTGCAGTAGGTAAGTATTTCTAAGTAAGTCGCATCAATGTTAGTCATCATTATGCTAATAGGCTCACTTGCGTAATATTTGTCGATGTATTCTTTTGTGCTTTGGGTCATAGTTTTTAATTGTGTAGTCGGTTAATGCTGCCATTACAAAACCTGTTGCAATTAGCAGAAGGCAGATAGCGTAAATCATTTTGAGTATATGTCTTGTAATTGTCCAATAAGGTAACAAGCTACTAAAAATACGGCTAAAAGTTGTGCGGTTTCTTTTTTCATTGTGTTTGTTTTAGTGGGTTAAAGTGTGCGTTGGTCAGTCGCACCCCTGGTTTCGATTGCTTATTTTTTGTATGCAAAATTTGTATAGCCATGTACATCATTTGTATACTTGCTATCAATTTGATATTGTTTTGAATTTTGAATATTACCAATTTTAGATGAGCAATATCTTGTATTTATTGTACAATAGATATATTCTCTATTGCTTTTTCTTTGACTTATTATGTTGCCAGCTTCGTCTATAACTTCATATAAAAACTTTGCTGCTTTCGTGTTAATTTCAGTAACTTTTAATTCGTAGTTCATTTTTTGTTGTTTTGTGGTTAATTGATATATCAAATATACAACTTCTACACATTCAACAATCAAATGAATAAAACTTTTTTTAAATTATTTTTGCAACATTATTGCAATTACAAGAAAGCATACCTACCTGTGCCACGTTTAAGGCTGAAGTTCTGCCAAGCTAATGCAAGAGCAGTTACCGCATCGTCGTGGAAGCCGGAAGGTGCTGAATACTTTACCCCAGTTGCCGTGTACATATATTCAAATACTTCAAGTTCCTGGCTTATTATCCCCTCAGGGTAGCCTATCTTACCTTGATGTATGGCAGCTTGTAAGCCTTCCATTAGCTGCTGCTTACTTGAACTTGTAAACTTTAAGCCTTGTATCATTACCCCTTCTCTTTGTAAGTCCTCGAGTATCGGGTCGCCAACCCCCGTAGAATCGACAAGGATAGGGCATTTAGACAGTCTAAGTATGTTTTGCTTAGTATTGTGCCAATCCATTTGAAAGCGGTCAAAATAAGCCACATTCCCGTCTTCGTCTAACCCTACGATAACAGTCCAATCGACAGACTTGGCTAAATCAATCCCATAAGCTACTACCGGCATAGTCGTAACAGGGTGTATACACTTTCGAATATGCTGACTCCCAAATGGGTTTGCTGCATTCTCGGCAGGGTTTGCCATATACTCCTGCTCAAATACAACATCAGGTAGTTGCCTTCTTGCATCGTCTATCTCCTGCGGGTCTATGTACGGGTTATCGTATGTAGTAAACTTAAAGCTCTGCCAATCGGGTTCGGCTTTGCTAAACAAACTAAAGAAGTAGTTTTTACCTTTAGGGGTGCTTAAGAATATAGCCTTACCCTTGTAGTCAGTTAAAGTAGGTCTTATCGAATTTAGCCACCCGTCTTCTAAGTTAGGTATAAAGGAAGCTTCGTCTATTACGGCTAAGTGAAACTTTAAACCACGAAGATTGTCTAACCTTTCGCCCGTAAAGAAGCGTATGCTCCCACCTGTAATGAATGTAATAACTAAGTCGCTTTCGTTTTTAGAGTATATCTCCAATGGCAATAGGTCTACTATCTCCTTAAAGAATATCTTACCTAATTGGTAAGTAGGTGTTATGTAAGCTACACGCTTTTTATTAACCGCAGTTTCTATGCTTATTGTTTGGCTAATCAAGGACTTACCAAACCTTCTACCTGCCATCATTACAATAAACCTTTTGTCGCAATCAAGTACTTGCTTTTGCGCTGGGTGTGGGTTATGTAACTTCAAGCCTACTGTCTGCATTATCTATCATAAGTTATTTTAATCTCGCTTACTTCGTGTTTGTTTTCTGACTTCTCTACTAAGCTATTTAATCGCTGAGTTATGCTTGGATTGTAAACCCCTGCCATTCCCCCTTCGATTTGGTCTTGTCTAATTGTTTTCTTAATACGTGAACAGATAGTACGAAAATCTTCGTAAGCATTATCTGTGTTAGCAAAATACTTACCTAAATCTGATATAACCCCTTGATTGTAACAGTAATTCTCAAAGCCTTCTATTGTTAAAGGTCTTTCTCTAAGTCTGTAAACTTCGTCTCCGTCTTTACCTACGAAGTCGTGTACTTTAATAGGATTGCTTTTACAATATTCGCAGTAATCTGTGAAGTATTGTAGCATTAATTCCGGTGTCTCTATTGCTTTATGCCTACCCATCTATTTTGTTTTTATAGTGCTGACATATCCTATCCATTACGGAAAGGTAATATGTGTTAAAATCTTTGTACCCTTCGTTGTCTTGTTCGTATGTTCTGTATAATATGCCTCGTAATCTTTGACTCGGTGTTTTAAATGTGTCTGGGTCTGCCTTTAGGTTTTCTACTACGTCTTGCTCTTCTTTACTAAATGGCTCTTCTTTAATTGCTAAGTAGCAGAACTGTTGGTTAAGCTGAAACAGAGAAGCTGCATCTTTAGGACTTAGTTCCTGGGTTGCTAAAGTTAGCTTGATTGTTTTGTCTTTGCGTGAGGCAATGCTTTCTATTTGGCTTGATAGTAATATCATAGTATTCCATTAATTATGTCGTTTGCTTCGTCTAAAGCATCTTCTTGGTCAAGGTAAGTATCTACGTCTGCTATATGTTTGTTGATTAAAGTTTCTGCCATTGCATAGGTATAGTGTCCTATCGTGGTCATATCGTCTCCGTTTTTACCCGTCTTACATACCGCAAGGAAGTAAGCTTTATGCGTAAGGAGAAGCCATATAGCATTTAGCTTTCTCATCTACCTTGACCTTTATATGCTTTTGGTCTTGGGTTATGTTTATTAAAGGACTTCTTTGCAGAGCCTCGTTTCCTTTTCCCGAAATTTACCTTTGAACTATTTTCTTTAATCTTTGCCATATAATTTGCTCCAAGTTGTAGGAAGTGATAAATCTTTTATTTTGCTATATCCTTTTGTTTTGAAATAGCTATCCCATTCGTGTTGCTCTTTGATGTTACAATGCCCCCACTGCTCGTCAAAGCCTGGTACTTTTTGAGATGTGCTACTGAATAAAATGTAATTAGGCTCTATCTTACTAAACAAATAATCAAGTTCTTTGTCAGTCATATGTTCAGCAGTTTCTATAAAGTTAAGCAAGTCGGTAGTAATAGGCTCGTCTATTATCTCTACATATGCTACGTTCTGCTTCATATACTCACGATGCGACTTAAATATCTCAAAAGCTACAATATGATAACCTGCTTTGAAGTAAGCATAGCTATAAACTCCCGTTCCTGCTCCGTAATCTAATACGGATACAACAGGCAAGTCTTCAATCTGTGCAACAGTATTTCGTGCCAAGTCCTTAAAAAAGTCATTGTGCATTCCTATTCCGTTGTTAAGTTCGTACTCTAAGAACTCTTGTTCAGTTAATAGCATTTGGTATATTTTTTAAGTGTATCTCCATTATCTCTTCCTTAGTCCACCTATTTTTAAAGTCATAATCATAATGACAGTCTCGACACATTGCGCACAAATTAGTAATATGGTCTTGTTCCTCTTTTCTTTTACTGCCAAACTTTGACCTTGCAACTATGTGTGCTATATCTACTGCCACTTTACCACACACTTCGCAAAAAATGGTATCTGACGAATCAAAGCCCATTCCTTGCAAATAGTTTAAAGTGTGTCTTTGCATAGCTTCCCATTAAATTTCTTCGTGATTATTAATAAATGATTAAAAAATTTAACTATGCAAATATTTTACCGATGCCATTAAGTTCCTTAATTACATCTGGGTTATTGTCTTTATGTACCTTAATTCCTAAACTTTTTATCTTTTCTACTTTTGCCTTATTGCTACCAGTTGCATAAACCCTTCCTTTAGGTATTCCTAATTCAGATGCTGTTGATAGCATTCCGTCTACGCTTTGTCTTGCTGAAATTATATAAACTACCTTACCTGCTTTAACATCTCTATCAGCAGCAGATTTACCTTCGTCAGTACTCAAAACTCCGTCATAGTCATAGCTTACCTTCTCGGCTGCATAAGCCCCACTTGCCAGGATTGCTTGCCATACTTTAGTGGCTTTCTCCTGGGTGTCGTACACGCAACCTCCTTGTCCTATTTTCCACATTCCGTTACTGCATTTAGTGATTGGCATATCTTATATTTGTTTTATTTTTAAATCTACCTTTAAGCATAGATTGTAAAGTTTTTTCATTTACATTAATATCTTTTGCTGCTTCTCTTATTGTCTTGTATATTTTATTTGTTGAAATATCAATTACTGATACTGCTTTTGGTGGGTTTTCTAAACTAAATGATGTTACATTTTTTTTCATTATACCCTTAGTGCCTTTATTCCAAGCTTTATGTCCAACTTTAAAAGAAGTAATATTTTTTTTGCATTTACCAATTATGCCAATTTTAATTTTTTCAATTTGTTCTTTTGTAGGTTTCCAACCTTTGCCGTATTGATTTCCTTTATGAGCATTGCTAATTTTTTCTCTAACTTCTTTTGAAAAATTATTATTGCCATCTCCACCATCTGTCATATTAACTAAAGTTCCTTTGCCTAAATCTTTACGACCATATATAGATATAAATTCCTTCTCTTTTTCACAAGCTTGTTCCCAAGTTAAGTTATCCATAACTATTTCAACTGTATATTCACTTTTATTAACTATATTATACCATAACTTATTCCTTTGTTTTTTAGAATAAGCACGTTTGTCAGTTTTACCTATACCAATATAAAATGGCTCATTTTTATCGAGCCTTATATGTCTATAAATTACTGGCATAGTTTACTATAAATATACTTTCGGTCTAAATTTATCCCCTCAAAGTTATAATTCTTTTTGCAGAACTCAAATAGTTTCTCTCCGCTTTCCTTTCGCATATCCGCATCGCTTACTAAATCTCTTATATGTTTATACCAATCCTTTTGGCTTTTAACATAGTGAACGGGCATATCTAAGTAAGGGTTAACGTAGCTAACTATGGCAGGGTTCTTTTTAGAAGCAGTTTCTAATACTTTTAGGTTTGACTTCATAGCGTTGAACTTGTTATCTACCAATGGAATAACTGAAATATCAGAGTCAGTATAAGCACCCATATATTCTGTAACTCTTGCATAGTTGTAGATAGTAGGGTTAAGCTTAAGTCCGCAAGTAAAGGCATCAATCATTTTATCCCATATAGGCTTTTCTGCATCATTATATCCTGCTATAACAGTTCTTATATTCATACCTTGCAAACGTTTGAAAGGTTGTCTTATCAATTCTAAATCTCTTTCGTGCGTTCCGCTTCCGCTCCAGAATAATCTTACTTTGTAATCTTCGGTCTTGTTATCTGTAAACTGCTCTTGCCCGTAAGGAAGTGCGTTTGGTAATATGTGTACGTTTTTATTGTAAGGACTTATCTCTTCTGCCAATCTTTCGTGTGTGCAAGTGCAAAGGTCAGCTATTTCTAAAAAGTCAGTAATCTGTTTTCCTATGTTATTATACTTATATCTCAAATAAAGAATGTGTGTTTCGCTAAGTTCCCAATGGTCGTCATTATCAACTACTAACTTAAAGCCATACTTAGTGCGCCAAGTATTCATTTGTTCTGCCGTAATCTCATTAAGCATTCTATTCATTAGAACAATATCCCAACCTTGTTCAAGTATTTCGTCATTAAGTACATCTGTAATAAGTGCGTACTCCTTTTCTAAGTGTACTATTGGCATCATTATTCGGTGCAGTCCAACACCTGAGTTAGCTGAAGTTATACAAAGTATTCTCATTTGCGCTTTTTAGGTTTTGGTTGTAAGTCGTACCATTCGTAAAGTCTTTTAATCATATCAAAAATACAATGGCTGCACCATACTGTTAATATGAAATCTGGGTTCATATACTTTCGGTATATATGCTCGTACATTTTTAAGATGTCTAAATCTATATTACGCACATAACCATTCTGCACCATTTCGTAATTTGGTCTATGCAAGTCTAAATAATTTCTGTGTTCTATTTCCATAAGTTCCACATTATTTTTGAGATTAAAGGTGCTGCTACTCCTGGTATAAATACAAACGCAATAATATCAGTACATATTGCAGGTAGTAAATATAAAGCTAAACCTGTCCAAGCTGCTAAACAACTCGTGCAACTAAAAGGCTTAAAATCTAATTTCCACTTTCTATGGAATTGATGTATCTCTACAAAGAATATTGCAAAGCATATCGCTGCTATAATTATCATTTGCGTAATTGTTTTTTAAGTTCTCGTTTAGTAAGTTTAAGTTCCCTATGTATTGACATATAAGGTATTCCTGTAACCCTACTAAGTTCTTTAGCGTTGCAATTATGCTTTATAGCATAAACTCTTAATAGTTCAGCTTTGTACCAATGCATCTTTGACAACTCATCTTCTACTTTATTAAGTAAATCTTCGTCTCTGTCGTGAACAATCAATTCTACTTCTAAAGGTTTTCGGTATGTCCTGTAAAATTGGCTTGTGTTACTTTGCATCATATTAATCATTGTCCTTACTAAGTAGAACTTTAATACGTTACGGGTACGCATATCAATTAAACGTTCCTCATCCATTTCACATAGCACCTTAAATAATTCGCTTCTTAAATCATCTCGTAAATCTTCAGGCTGCATTTTGTCTATTGCTTCCTTAAGTTCTCGGCTTTCCCAAAGTTCTAATATGATGCTATTCTTGTTCATACTCCTTTAAGGTTAGTTTACCATTATCTTCGGTCGCTATGTAACAGAAGCAATTTGCCGTCTTTGCTAAGTTTAAGAACGCTATTTGATAACTGCTAAGTTTATCTCCAATGGCTTTTGTTTCGCAATAAACCGCAACCCCTGTTTGAGTATGGAAGCCTACTACATCTGGAACTCCTTTTAAACCTATAAAGGTTCGACCCCTAACCGCAAGATTGTTATTGCGCCATACAAAGCACCCGTTTTTGTTTAGGGTCTTTATAGCTTCTTTGGTTAATTCGTTTGCGGTCATATTACAAAACTATATTAAGAAAATGAAACTTTGCCAAATTTTATTTGTTCTTCAAAAAATAAAGCTACGGCTACGGCTCTTGCTTGGTTCTTTAGCCAACTATCAGTCCATTCGTCTCGGTATTGCTTTGCGCTTATGATGTCCATTTTATTAGCTTTATAGGTAATAATCTCCATAAGTTTCTTTTTAGCAAGTGCGCCATCTTCTTTTGTCCACTTCTTAATCCCAGTACTATTAAGCTTTGTAAATACGATTAGTGGATTAAACAACCTATCAAAAGTTCGGTTTTCTAAAAGCTTATATTCTTGGTATGAGTAATCAATTATCTCTAAATCGGTAAGGTGTGGAATTGCTTCTACTCGTTCTTGTGGCATCATTTTTCTTACTTCGTTTGCTTTTTTCTTGTACCTGTCCATTACCTGACTAAAGTATGCAGGACTAAAATTTTGGTAATGGTCTATAAAGTCATTGGCTACCATTTGCTTAAACGCTACTTTAACTTCGTTTATTGTAAAGCCACCATACTCGCTTCTTATCCAATCTTCTAAGATTGCTAACTTAACTTCGCCAGGATTGTTAATACCTACAAGCTGCATAAGGTAAACAAGGTTTTGTTTAAATATGGTAGAGTTTAGATTGCGTATCCTCTCCCCCGAAAAGCTTTGCATAATCTCCTTCTCCATAGGTAGTAGAGTGGATATAGTTGTAGTTTCTAAGGTTGTCGAGTTCGTGCTTATTAAGTTTTGGCTTATTGTTTGTAGTTCCTTTTGCATATTGTTTAGCGTTTGTTATCCAATTATTTACTGCGTGTGTCCAACTTTTCATAGGGTTTTTACCTACTTTCCACCCATTGCTTGTATAGTAATTTACAAACTTTTCGGCTTCTAATTTAGCATTTTCTTTTCCAATCCTAATAGCCATATATTCGTAAACTTCTTCAAAAGTACATTTACTTTTATTTATATTTATATCTTCATTTTCATTTTCATTTACATCTTCCATAAGGTTTTGTTTAGCTAAACCTAATGGTTTTGTATTATTTTTAGGTCTACCACCCTTAGAGCCATTGTTTCTACGGCTTTCAGTAAATTGAATGCGTTTTACAATCTCTTCATTTAAGCGTTCATTAAAAAAATTTCCGTCTTTGTCTTTTGAAAACTTGCTCAAAACATCAACCGAAACCGAACCTAAAGATAACCTAATGGTTTTGTCTGTAAGTATACCTTTTTGGTGTTGTAAACATAAGAGAGTAATAAATTGTCCTCTCTCTTCCATTGTTAAGTCAGCTACTCCATTTAAGAAGTCGCTACTATAAAATAGGAATGCAGGGTCTTTAGCCATAATAAAAAAGAAGCCCCCAATAGAGTCGAGCTATCAGGGGCTATTATTTAACCACTAAACACATTATCGGCTCGACTTCCGCTAATGTATTTTTTATTTATGTTGCAAATATACACTAAATTTCTTTAAGTTCTAATTTTAAGCAAAGTTTTTTTAGCTTAGTTTTAAACCAGTCCTCAGTTTCTATTAGGTTGTTCGCTTGTTTTATGTTATGGATAGCCGTTGTGTGGTCGCTTGTTCCTGTGTACTGGCTTATCTCCTTAAGGCTCAACTTGGTGTACCTCCTGAGTAAGTAAGCAGCAGCCTTGCGACCAAACGTTGTTTTTAAACTCCTATCCTTAATTAATACATCGCACTCAAACTCTTCGTCTACCAATTTGACAATAG